CCAGTCATTACCCTTGATCAATATGGGCGCATTAGTGCGCTTTCTACTGCTCCAATTTCAGGTGGTGGCGGCGGTGGAACTGGCGAAGGAATGCAGTTTGCAGTTGTTCGTCACAACACGCAGGTTATTCCAGCAAGCGCAGGAACTGTAAATTTAAACACATGGGCGCTTGGGGCTGGGCTGACCACAGCCAGCATGATTACTCTTTCCTCAGCTCCGGTAGGGTTTACAATAGTTCCGGGAATGGTGTTTAGTGTTGCTGGGTTAAATACTATTGCGATTAAAACTGTTGTTAGTCCAACGCAATTTTTGTTGGCAAGCGGAGCTACAGCGGGAGGATCTGCCCAAAATAATGTTAATGTTCAAAACACAACCACAACTACATTTACAGTTACTGCTGGAGCACTTCCAACTTATGACGGAAGAACATTGCAGCTTAATGATGTAGTTTTTCTTACACAACAAGGAACCACTGGGGGATCAACGCCATCAGCGCAAAATGGTCCATGGGTTGTAACTACGCTTGGAGCAGCTGGAGTTTCAGCGGTATTTACTCGTCCTTCTTGGTTTACCGGGACGTTATCTGGGCCAAGACAAATTGGCATTCAAGGTGGAACAAGTAGTTTTGGGTTTACTTTCAGTATTTCAGGAAATGTACCATCAAACACTTCATATCTTGTTGGTGTTGATCCACTGCTTGCACTTGCTGTGGCGCAAAGAGCCAGCTTTGCTCTTACAAACGCAGCTAACACATTTACACAAAAGCAAACATTTGCTGCAAACTCAACAACGGTTAACCCGTTTAGCTTTTCGACTACAGCCAGTCAGGCGCTATTGACTGCTGCCACACTTGGCGCTGTTGAGTGGGACAACCAGCAGATGTATGTGACCAGCTCGACGCCTGCTGCTGGGTTGACGCGAAACCCGATTGCGACGTCAATGGTGCTGATTAACAATCGGACTGGCACAACTGTAAGCTATACACTTACACACATTAATAGCGGATCAGATGCTGGAAAATTAATTGTTGTAAATAGCACGGATCCAGCCACAATTACAATTCCGCTTCAGGCTACGACAAACTCAAACTTTCCAATAGGAACGCAAATTCTTGTAATGCAAACCAATACTGGAAATGTAACTATTACTCCAACATCAGGTATTGCGCTTTATGGAAAAAATGGATTCAAAACATCTGGATTTTATGCAGTAATTTCATTGATTAAAATTGCCTCAGATTCTTGGGTAGTTGCAGGAGACGCTACTGTATGATTGCATATTTAGGATCATTAAAGCCGCCATCTATAACTCCACCTCCTGTAACGCCATATAATTTGGATTACGTTGCAGTTGCTGGCGGCGGTGGTGGAGCTGGTGCTGATGGGGCTCTTGATTTTGCTAATGGCGGCGGAGGTGCCGGAGGATACTTATCTGGAACACTTACAGCGCAAACTGTAGCAGTTTATGACATTTATATTGGCGCTGGAGGAGTTGGTAACGATGCAGCTGGCGGCAGATTTAGCACTGGAGGATCTAATACATTTTTCCAATCAAACAACTCATTTATATTTGCTATTGGAGGAGGATCCAGTATTCCTAGAAATGGAGGGTCTGGAGCTGGAGCACATCGCAACAATGCTGTTGGACTTGGAACTGCTGGACAAGGAAATAACGGAGGATCCGGGCAGAATGTTTTTGGTTATGTCGGTGGAGGAGGTGGCGCAGGCGAAGCTGGAGCGACTGGAGGCACAACAGCAAAAGGCGGGGATGGATTAACTTGGGTTGATAGCATTACCAGAGCAGGCGGTGGAGGAGGAAATAGAACCGCACCTGAAGGAGGTGGTCCTTACCTAAGTGGCTCCGGTGGTGCAGGAGGAGGCGGAAGGGGGGCAAATTCTGTTTTAAGTATTTTTGCTGAAGCTGGAACTGTCAACACGGGCGGTGGTGGTGGAGCTGGTTGGCCAAATGGTGGTGGCGCTGACTTTCAATATACAGTTGGAGGAAATGGCGGCTCTGGCGTTGTAAAGGTCCGTTACCTTGGTACTCCACGCGCAACTGGAGGCACCATCACGCAAGACGGCGGCTACACATATCACGAATTTACTTCTTCTGGCAGATTGACATTTACTTCTTAAAATATGGCACACTTTGCTGAAATCATCGACGGTGTAGTGCAACGAGTTATCGTTGCGGAACAAGACTTTATTGACTCTATTCCCGGTCAATGGGTTCAGACCAGCTACAACACACACGCTGGGCAACATCCAGAAGGACGTCCTTTACGAAAGAACTACGCTGGAATTGGAGATATTTATGATAGCGTCAGGGATGCTTTTTATTCTCCGCAACCGTATCCATCATGGGTGCTAGACGAGGAAACATGTCACTGGCAACCTCCTGTGCCTTATCCAACTGATGGCGCTAGATATACTTGGAGTGAGGAGTCTTTGTCTTGGGTTGTTATCCCTTAATTTATGCCAAGAAAATCCGTATCCCTAGCAGTTGGCCGAGGTGAAAAGCTTCCCGTGTCTAAAGGCGCAGGACTTACAGCCAAAGGTCGAGCCAAATACAACAGGGCCACAGGCAGCAACCTAAAGGCTCCCGCTCCCAACCCAAAGACAAAAGCTGAAGCTGGCCGCAAGAAGAGCTTCTGTGCTAGAATGGCTGGTGTCGTAGCCAAGGCTAAAGGCCCAGCAGAACGGGCTAAGGCAAGTATGAAACGCTGGAAGTGCTAATCCTATGAAATACCTACTAGAACGGCTCAAAGAGCCATCCACATGGCGCGGTTTGTTTGCTGTACTCACAGCAGTTGGCCTAAAGTTGCACCCAGAGATGCAGGAGGCCATCTTGACAACTGGGTTGGCATTAATCGGCATGATCAACGTCTTCCGAAAGGAATCAAATGATACCAAGCCTGCTGCAAATAGTACGCCTGTGGTTGGAGATCAAGGCTAAACGGGCTTCATGGGAGTTGGAACGTGACATAGCTAAGTACTGCGATGATATCGAAACTCAGATCATTGAAGCTAGGGCCAGTGGCCGTGATGCTTTGGCTGACAGGTTGCGCTACCAGTTCACACGTTCCAGCAAGATACTTGTATCCACCCAGCAAGGAGATACTTGAGCTTCGGGCCGGTCAGACGTACACTGCTAAGGTGGCGCAGAAATGGCATTCAGACTCCCGATACCAGAAACTTGAACTGGAGTTACTCGATGCCGCCTCTGTCGCCAAACAATCTCAACACAGGTAATGCAATGGAAAGCCCCGGTGAAATGTTAGACGATCTTAAAGAAATTGGCTCTGTTTTGGGCATAAACGTAGCCGCAATTGCATTGTCTTTAAGCGAGATCGAGCAGACAGTTCGCATTTTGGGTGGCATTGCCGCAATCTTTTATACGCTGGCTAAGATATACAAACTGCTCCGCAAATGATTGACGAACGGTCAGCCAAGTTCATAGCGACGCTGTCACCTGAAGTCAGGGACGCTTTTATCGCGTTCATCGTGGACGCTAAAGAACTGGTTGCTCAAAATGGACTGGACTACAAGGTTATCTGCGGAACTAGGACGTTCGAGGAACAAGCGGCGCTGTACGCTAAAGGGCGCACTGCTCCGGGGCCAAAGGTGACCAATGCCAAACCAGGATCATCCATGCACAACTTCGGACTCGCCGTCGATTGCGGCGTGTTCAAGGGCAAGGTGTACATGGATGGCAGCACACCCGCTGACGCAAAGCTCGCTGACCTTATGCATAAACACGCCTCAACCTTGTGTGCAAAGCACAAGCTGCGTTGGGGCGGCAACTTTAAATCGCTATACGATGCGCCTCATTTTGAGTACGATACTCCTTATTCTCTTGCTGAGCTCCGCACTCGCAAGGAAACCAACAAATCTTTAATCGCCTAACCTATGCCTAAGTCAATGAAATCAATGATGGACATTCTTTACGGCCCAAACGGCAAAAAAGGCCGTAGCTGTCCAGACTGTGAGTCCCCAATGGAGTCAGATGGAACATGCTCTGAATGCGGCTGCGGTGAAGGTTACGAGGAAAAAGAGGAGGATGACTCCGAGAAGGAAGACATGCACAGGGAACGTATGCTTGAGATTCGCGATGATCTACAGAGGCTTGCTGATAAGCTTGGTAAACTGGCCGGAGAAGGCGAAGAATCGGAAACAGAGTCCGAGAATTACATGCTTCCTACAGTGTTTGCTGTAAGAAAGATGATTGCACCTAAGTAACAATGGCACAAGAAGCACAGGCAGAAGGTGATGACATGTTCATCGGATTTGCGAGTCGTCTCGACCCTGCAAACCTACAGCCTGGCATTTTGCAAGCGAGCTTCAACACTCGGCTGCAACGTGGCATTGCGCAGCCACGCAAGGGCACCAAACGTCTTACTGACAACGACCTTATCAACCTGATAATGGTTGGCTCAGGTTTGTACGTTGACGCTGACGGGCGCGACAACATTGTATTGGTATTTACGGACAGGATGTACCTGTACAAGCCTGCTCAAGGGCAAGATATTAAGGTGTTGTATGGGCCTTATGACTTTCCTCCAGATCGTGTAATTCAAGAAGGTGGCATTTGTGACGTTGTTACGGCCTTAAACAAGATATTTATCTTTCGCGGAAAGTACGACAAGAAGACGTTTGCGGCTACCGAATCAAATGCTGATATTCTAGACAACTATACTGGCATAATTACTATAACAACAGCAACGCCACACGGTTATTCGACCAATGATGAAGTTACGGTTGGCCTAACGGACGGCAGTGATGGCTCCGGACAAGCGGTTACTGGCAGTTATGTTATCACTGTAACTAGTCCAACTACGTTTACTTTTGAGTGGGAGAACAACACTGGTTCGACATTTGCGGCACGGACAAACGATCCAGACTGGACAGCTCGACGGGGATTGCCGCCACTTATCTGGCAGGATGGCCTTTCGGATCTGACTTATGCAGAGCAGAAGTTCACTGTATCCGGGGGTACGGTGACGGGTATTACGCAATCTGTACCTTGTGCTGACTTTGGCTTGTACTTTCAGAACCGTCTGATTCTCAAGTATGGCGACTATCAGATGCTCGTTAGCGACATCTTAAGCGAGCAGTGCGACACGACGCTAAACAACTTCGTTATCAACACAGGCGGAAACGACTCAATTGTCGGGGTGCTACCGTGGGTGCAGAACCAGTTCTTGGTCTTTATGACCAACAGTATCTACGTTGTTTTCGTAGAGACTGACAACTTTAACATCAACTCGCCTCCGGGGGCCAACAGTTCTACAACTGTCATAACAACCGAAATCGGCTGTTTGGCTAGGCGGTCTATTGTTTCAGCAGGCCAGTTCGTGTTTTTCCTGTCTGCCAATGGCGTGCACATGCTTACGCCTCAGCTTGATTTAAAACTGCTAGGCAACACGCTGCCGCTTAGCGAGCCCATTGCAGACTTCTTTGACACCGTTAACTACGACTCTGTTCAAAACTCGGTAGCTGCTTACTATAATAACCGCTTCTATATTGCGATGCCTACTATTACGGGGACAACTCCGTCAGTAAGGAACGACAAGATCCTTGTATACAATACGCTCAACCAGAACTGGGAGTCGATTGACTATTATCCTACTGGGTTATTCTCAGATAACTTGATCTTGTCTGCGTATATTAATCAACGGCGGCTGATGATTATCACCAACTTTGCTGGCTCTGGCCAGTACGGTGGCGTGTTCCTGTCAGAGGAGCAGGTCGAGGGTGACGAGTTCAACACGTCCAATGCTACGCCGATATTGCCCTTTAACCTGTTCCCAGCGTCCAGCCAGATCACCGAGTCTACGTTAAGAGCCAGCACCCAGAACTTTGTCCATATCCCTGCGTCCGTAAAGACTAGGGAGTACGCTTTTGGGGGGACTTCCGAGAAGCGGTTTAGCCGAGGCGAGTTTACCTTTAACAACGTCGCAAACGACTTTGTGCGGATTGACTCGACTACTTACGACCCAGATGCCACCGAGACTGTGCTTGAGTACAGCTTTAGCGGCACTTCAGACGGGACTTTGCGCCCTCGCATCGCTGCTCGTGGAACGTCGATAGCTTGCACGGTTAATTTTGTGGTTGGAAGACCAGCCTTGAAAAGTGTTGCTGTTTATGCTATAGCAGCAAATAGACCAATGATTTCTCAGGAGTAACTTATGCCCGGACAACAGATCAAAAAAGGTACAATCTACGTCGATTATCCTACCGTGGGTACTAATCAAGTGACTGCCGCAAACTTGAATGCTCATGTTGATAATGCGGAACTACTTCCCGGCGCTATCTCTGCACAGCCTACAAGCACTCCTGAAGAGAATGATTATGTTATAGTCGAAAGAACTGGCGACTTATTTAAATATACTATTGATAGCATTAAACAGCTATTTGCATCTATTGTTGATGGATTCTTGCCAACTTCTGGCGGAACGATGACTGGGCCGCTGATACTAGTAAACAGCACGCCATCCACGGCGGCTACAGCGGCAAGCAAGGGGTATGTGGACGCTATAGCAGCGGCTACCGTGCTGTCTGGTTCAATTGTAATGTGGGGTACAGACACGGTTCCATCTGGCTGGCTAGAATGCAATGGACAGTCTACGTCTGGCTACCCTAACCTTATCGCGTTATTTGGGACTAACCTTCCCGATTTGCGAGGTGAATTTATCCGTGGATGGGATAATGGCCGCGACATTGACGTTGATCGTGAGCTTTTGTCTGCTCAAGCGCAGTCCATGCAGGCTCACACTCATACTTACGAAAAAGCATCTTTGTTATTTGTTACAGCACCGGGCGGAGTGTCAACAACATCCAACTCAAGGCCAAATATCGTATATAGTGTTACAGCAACAAGCTCAACTGGCACTGCCGAGACGCGCCCACGCAACGTAGCCTTGATGTTCATCGTCAAAACCTAATGACCGTCCAAGACTGGGAACAACTTGTAGACACGCTTTATGAACAATGCCGCAACCATATTCAGCTTCTGGGACAGGTATCCCGAGATGATGTGGATGGCTATCTTAGTTTCTACGGCGTCCATGATAGCATTTACGTTGCTGGGCGTGACGGCAAGATCACAGGTGTCTCAACCACGCATCCGGGCGTTAGCGACTTCAACTGGAAATGGCGCAAGCAGGATGGCATCTGGACAATCCACATGGCATGGGCAAGTGAGCCTGAAGCGGTTGCTCAAATGTTTAACCAGTTCTTTGAACGTAAAGCACCTATCACGCAAGTTTGGGCATGGAGACATGATCATGCCACACAGATCACTCCTAAAAAACTAGAAAGACTTTTATATGGGCGGAGGTAAAACTCAAGTTGTATCGGCACCAGCGGCTCCTAACTATCAGGAGTCCATGCGATCTATCCTGCAAGCTCAGATTGATTTGGCCCCGAAGGTGTACGAGAGCGAAAAGATCTATCAGCCCAAGTATCAGACACTTCAGGATCAGATTGCCAAGCAGGCTGCTACTAGCCAGATTGATCTGTATAAGCAGCTTCAGCCGTCTTACTCGCAGTTAGAGGAAGACTACATGAAGTCGCAGCAGGCGGCGCAATTGCGCGGCTTGCAGGAGCGTGCTCCAGAGTACATTCAGGCCTTTCAAGAGGCGCAGGGTGTTGGCGGCATCAATCAAGCTCTTCAGCGATATACAGAACAAAAACTAGCTGGCTTACAGGCTAATGGTGCAGCGTTGTCACCAGAAGAGCAGCGTATGCTCGATCAACAGGCTAGAGCAGGCTATGCAGCCCGGGGAACGTCACTAGGCGGACAGAGCAACCTTGCCGAGGTGATGAACCGCTACAACGCTCGTCAGGCCCGGGAACAGCAGCTTGTGGCCCTTGGCACAGGCTTGGGCGGTTACTTCCAGCAGCAGGCTGCCCCTGCGTTGACTTCGTTCTACCAGCAGCCTATGTACGCTGGTTCGTTTGGCGGTCAGGCCGCACAGAACGCGATGATGGGTCAGCAGCAGGCTGGACCACAGTACTTCAACCCAGAGTCACAAACTGGCATGGGCTCGATCTACGGAGCGTATAACTCGCAGATGCAGTACGCCGCTGGTATGGCGCAAGCTAACGCAGCTAAGAGTGCTGGAAAAATGGGCATGATAGGATCGCTTGGCGGCGCAGTTATTGGTGCGGGTGGCATGCTTGGTGGCGCAGCAATTTTGTAATGAATATAAGCCCTGCAATAGACATGATTAAAAAGGCTCTTAAGCGAGCCAAGCGGCCTGCTGTGCTTTGGAGCGGTGGCAAGGACTCCACCGTACTGTTGGATCTTGCATTAAAGATTATGCCTGAAATTGAGGTTATTCACTTCAAGCTGCCTTTTTTGTCGCATAAATACAAGCATCACCATGAGGTGCAGGAAGAACTTAAGCTAACCGTCCATGACTGGGTTCCGGCATCAATCTCTTTAATACACGGGAAAAGTCGCATCGACGTTTGTGAGACTTACTCAGTAGGAACAGGCCAGCTTAAAGTCATGCGCGGCACAGAAGCCTTAGACCTAACCAAGCCCTGGGTGTGTGGCAAAGAATGGCTTAACAGGCCAAAGGCAAATGTCGCGAACGATTTTGATGTATTGCTTTGTGGCCACAAGAGCAGCGATGAAGATCCGCTCACCGGCGCTGTGCCGTTGATGCTGGATATGAAACTGTTGGAAATGGGCACAGAAATGTGGTTCCCGCTTCGTGAGTGGAGTGATGTAGACATCTCGCTGTATATCACCTCAAACAACGTCAAGTACGACCAGAACAGGTATGACTCGGATGTTGTGTCTCGCCCGGACAAGCACATGAACAGTGACTACGTTCATGCCTGTTTTCGTTGCATTGATCGCAGAGAATCTGCATTTGTACATTGCCCAAAGCTAAAGATCGACGTAGAGAACTTGCATGAGCATGTCCTCCACGAAGAACCACGATTTGACTACTGCAACATGCGAACTGGACTGCCAAAAGTGCGGAGCGTGTTGCAGCCACAAGGCCAGTTGGCCGATTCTGCGAAAGGATCGATCTGATGCAATTAACATCCCCAAAGAGTACATCCGCGATGATCTACCATTGCTTAAGTGCGTTGGAACTCGCTGTATTGCGCTTTCGGGGATTGTTGGGCAGGAAGTTTCGTGTAAGATCTATGAGCATAGACCGCTTGCCTGCCAGCGGTTTGAAAAAGGCAGTCCTCTCTGTTTAGAAGCTAGAACCAAATTTTATGGCAAAACCTCGTGAACTTTATAGTGGAGCCGCACCACAAGCGATGAGCTTGATGGGCCAGGGCATTGCTGACGCTTACGCTAACGTAGGCCGGATCGAAGGGCAGGGTATGGCTGCGATGGGAGAAGGGATTGCTAAGGGGATTACGAGCGCGGCGTCAGCGGTGGCTGGGTACATGAAGGAGGCCAAGCAGCTTGAGTCGCAGAATAAGTCTTACGAGAACTTGCTTAAGAATTCCTTGGTTCAGAACATGTTATTTCAAGATAAGCAAGGCCCAGAAGGCGTAATTACCGCCAAGGATCAAGCTTCTCAATTTATTGCGCAGACTGCTGACATGAAGCCGTCGGAGAAGAATATGGTCTATAACATGATCGTGCCTCCGGCTATTGGGCAGTACTACAAGATGCAGCAAATCGGAGCAGAGCAGCAAGGCATGTTTAACCGAGCAATGGCAGCCAAAAAGCCTGTTTCAGATTTATCTGGAATCGCATCTGGGTTAAGACAAGTTACTGGCACAGAATCGCAAGGTGAAGCTATGTCACCAGCGCCATCACCTATGCCAGCAAGTGAGTTTAGCTTAGACAATGCGGCATCAAGGCTTGAATCTTTTATGATAAAAAAGCATGGAGCTGATTATAAAAAAAGAGGCGTCAAAGTATCTATTCAAGATATAAGAGAATCTGAATTTGAATAATTTATGCCATACACGGAAGATCAGATTAATCAAATCCTAAGCAGGGTAAATGCGCCACAAGTAGAGGCACGGCCATCTGCAAGAGGAACCGTGACTGTGCTTGGAATGGAGCCTACTCCACAGGCAGGTTCAACAAAAGAACCGATGTCTGCTTATGATGAGTATCAAAAAGCATACGCAGATGCACAGCGCAGAAGACTTGCTGGACAAGAGTATATTGCAAAACAAATGTTTTTGAATCCAGACCAAGCAGAGGTAATCAATAAAGGGTTAAGTCAAATTCTAGATGTTGATGTTCCAAAAATGCCTCGGTTTGAAGAAACTGATCCTGCAAAAAAAATAATGGAATCTCTTCCAGCGTTTGAAAAAAGAGATTACGTTATTGCCAATATCAAATCTGAGCTTGATGGCGCATCTAAAATCAAAGATCCGCAGGAAAAAATGCAGCGCATCTTTACTATTCTTCCAAAGATGATCCAGTCTGCTGGAACCGGCGGAACTGATGCCTTGCAGCCTGCTGAAATTATCCTTGGTTTGCCTGAAGCTCAGACAATCTTTACATGGGCATCTGCAAACAAAAAGAACTTGTACGACCCGATGACATGGGCGGAAATTCAAACTGATCCAGTATTAAAGAATGCATTTATGGCAAATCCAGATGCATATCTTAAAAAGGCAAAAGCAGTATACAATACAATCTCCTCGAGTCGAAACAAAGCGTTGAACCAGTTTGAAAGAATGTCTTCAAGGGATTGGGTTCGTAAAAACACAGGACTTGAATTGCTTGATAAGTTTACAGACGAAGACTTGCAAGATATTCCAGCTCGCCCAGATACTTCCGCAACCTTCTCAATTGGCCCTGGGGGCGCTCCTGTTCGCACCGAGGCAGCACCGCAGCAACAGAACGCTGCGCCTAACTTAAAGAGGGCATACTACAACGCTGCTGGCAAGCTGGTGATTCCCTAGCACTTTATGGCACAACAAATACAGCTTCCAGACGGCACTATCGTTGAGTTTCCAGATAACGCAACAAACGAAGATATTTCGGCTGCGCTAAATGAGTACGTCCCTGCACAGCAAGAGGGTGTGCCATCATTATCTCAGCGTGCGCTAGAGGCTGCTGCGCCATACATTCGCGGAGCAGGACCAACGGCATCTGCTGCGCTTCTTGGGTTTGCTGTAGGCGGTCCTCCTGGAGCTGGACTAATGGCAGCCTCGCTTGAGGCTACGCAACTGCTTGGTGATCCGGCAGTGCTAGTGCTTAATAAATACCTTGGAACGGACTATTCGCCTCCCAGCCAAACCATTCAATCGTTTCTATCTGGTATAGGTCTTCCTGAGAGTAAGACTCAGGCAGCTAAAATGACAGAGGCAATGTCAAAAGGGGCGGCAAGCACATTGGCGACTGTTGGACTTGGCCCTGTAATTCAAGCGGTATCTGGAGCCACTAGCGGAGAGCGCAGTTTGGCTATGGAAGTTGGTAAGATGCTTGCAGATCAACCCGGCAGGCAGGCCGTTGCTGGTGCAGCAGGTGGTGCAGCAGCGGAGGCAACAAGGCAAGCACTGGAAGGCAAGCAAGCTCCAGAATGGATGCAGGAGTATGTGTTTCCCGTGCTTGAAATGGGAGCTGGCATTATTGGTGGAGGTGCAGGATCGTATTTGGCTGGAAGAACACAAGCCGCCAGATCAATGAAGACGGGCACATATCCGGGTGCGCCTGGATTAGCGCCAGAAGAGATGGCGTTGGCAGTTCAAGAGCTAGAAGCCAAAGGACAGCAGATTCCTACGTCCTATGTATTTCCTCCGAAAGGCCCAGTAGGGAAAACGCTACAACGGCTTGCTAGAGCAGGAACTGCGGGAGAGCTTGATCAAGAGATCATCAACTTCAGAAATCAAGAGATCGAGAACTTCTTTGCTGATAAAGGAATTACCCCAAGTCAAGCTTGGCTTTCTGAGGTTACCAAAGACTTAAACGCTACAAGGCTAGAAAATGTAAGGCGATTGACTGGCGTGAACGATGAAATCATTAAGGCTGCTGACAACACAGCTAAAACGGTTCCTGTTCAAAAGTCATTGGCTGCAATTGATAGCGAAATTGCTCAACTTAAAAAGGACCACCCAACTGGATATACTGAAGTTGTTTCTAAACTAGAAGCTATTAAAGACGGTCTTTCCGGCAAGGCGGTTAAGCCTCCAGTATTGTTTGACCAATTTGGAAATGAAATTCAAAGGCAACCAATAAGACCAGGCCAGTCTTTCTCTTCTGTTGATGTAAACAGAAATGATGTCGGAAGACTTACTAGAGATCCATCTTTGGCGGCAATAGACGCAAAGGAACTGGGTAAAATCTCTACAAGAATTTACGGAGTCATCAAAGATGACATGCGTGATTTCTTGAAAAACAACAACCTTAAGGCTGATCTGTGGGATTCTACAACTAAAGAACTGCATGAGTCAGCGGGACAACTTGATGTCAGTGCGCTTCGGCATGCATTAGACATGGGTAAAGTTCAGCCAGAGGCTGCATCGAGGCTATTGTTTAGCGCAAAGCCAAGTGAAGTTAAACTGATATACGACAACCTTAGCCCGGAAGGCCGTAGGAACGCTCAGTATGCTATGCTGGAAAAGGCGCTGGCTGAGTCAATCAATCAGACCACTCAAGAGCCAAGCGCAGCGTTGATCGAGAAGAAGCTCAATCAACTCAAAAAGGATTCAAACATCTTCTTTAAAAATACACTTCAAAGAGATGAGATTGAAGGATTGACTCGAATGTTGCGACTGACTTCTCCATCAGTTGATCTCCAAGCAGATCCCGCTACAGGTCAGCGTGCAGTTGCTCCAATGGCAGCGTTGGCTTCCTTTGCTCAAAGAGGATTTGTTAAAACAGTAGCTACCGCATTAATGTTAGATCGAGTAGCCGGTTTCTACGAATCTCCAGTTGCTCGTAAAATCTTAAAGGCGCTTCCTAAAACTCAAAAGAATTCAACTGAAGAACTTGCGTTGACTAAGAGATTTATTAATGCCTTTGAAATTCACAACGATCAAAAGTCTGTTGAAGATCTTGAGAAAAAGCGTATTGCAATGGCGTTTATTCCGTCTAGCACATATACAGAGCAAATGCCGAATGGCGGGTTCGTTAAAGTAGACAACAGCCTTGGCTATAAGATGATCAAGCCAGCAGATGGCGGAATTAAGCTGTTTGATAAGACTGGTCGTCAAGTGCCCGGTATTTTTGCGAACGAGAAGACTGCCATCAAGAAAGCCACAGACTTAACTTATCGCGAAGTTATACAGCAAATCAGAGCAAAGGAAAAAGCATATGCCGCTGAAGAAATCCGCAAGTGAGAAGGCGTTCGTACAGAACATCAAGACCGAAATCAAGCATGGCAAGCCGCCTAAGCAGGCTGTAGCTATCGCTTACTCCGTGCAGAAAGCCGCTGCCGCCAAGCGCAAATAGCCTATGGCAAACATAACACGGAAGTGGAAACGCTTCCTTGCAGTTAGTTGCAGCCATGGGTTCATGGCGGACCAAGCTGTACTCAAGGAAGTCTTACGCTTTCGTGACCGATGGAAGCCGGATACGGTGCTGCATCTCGGTGATGCCATCGATATGACGTGTTTGCGTAGTGGTGCGATCACCAATGACAGTCACGACGCTACCGTAGATCCCGAGGCCGATCTCAACGATGGTTTAGCATTTATCTCGGCGCTGAGACCACAGCACTACCTGCTTGGCAACCACGAGGCCCGGCTTGTCACGCTGATGAGCCACCCCAAAGCAATCATCTCGGCTCTAGCGACTCGCGTGTATCATCAGATCCACGACCGAGCCAAGTCGATCAAGTGCAAGGTCTACGACTACAAGCTCAAGACCGGCTTCGTTGGCTTGGGTGACGCTCTCTTCCAGCACGGATACTTGCACAGCGAGAACGCCTTGCGTGATTCCGCCGAGCGTATGTGTCACGGCAAGTACACCAAGCTTGTCATGGGGCATATCCACCGTGTACAAATCGCTGAAGGTCGGCGCATTAAAGGTGTCACTGGCTACTCTGTTGGGTGGCTAGGAGATCCCGAAATGGCTGGCTACGCGGAAAATAGAATTGCAACCACCGCTTGGAGCAGAGGCTGGGCGTGGGGCGAATATACTGACAACGAGACAATTGTATGGCTG